GCAAAACACCACACCCATCCACCGCAGCGAATGCCGCAAAGCGTTCTTCCTGGGCGCGCAACATCTCTTCGCCAGTATCATGGGCGTACTTGAGCCTGACGCTGAGCCCACGGAGAAGGACCTGGAGCGTATGGATAAGATAGACGCGGAATTGAAGAAGTTCCTGGAGGAGATCAAACAGCCACCACCACCCCCACCGGCGCGGAATTGACCCTGTGAGTGATTACCCCGACACGTTCAAGATCTCAGAGGACGGCCGCAGCATCACCTGCCTGCACTGCCACCGCACCAGCTACCACCTGAAGGACGTGGAGCATCTCTACTGCGGCCACTGCCACGTGTTCCACGATGACATTTTCCCACCCGCGCGCGCCTCATGGATCACTTCGCCGCCCCCTGCGTCTGCCCCTGGAGAAACTTCTGATATTGCGCCGTGAGCTCCGCCAGGTGCCGGCGATAGCTCGCGGCGGCGGCGGTCCTCCCAGCCTCCTCGGCCGTGATGGCCGCCTCGTGCGTGGGGCGGAACACGGAGTTATACCACGTATTCGCCGCCTGGTAGGCTTTCTCCTGCTCGGGCGTGCGCCGGTCCTTGAGCCCGCGCAGCGCCCAATATTCATTGTAAAAGCTGCGCACCTGGTCTGGTAGTGCCAGGATGTCTTGCGCGCGCGCCTTCTGCTCCAGGGCCAGGCCCTCGCGTTGCGCCTCGCGATAGCCGTAGTCACTCACGCGCACCACGCGGTTGAGCCCGGGCGTGGCGCTCACGGCCATTTCCATCATGGTCTCAGCCTTGGGGTCCCAGCGGATGAAGTTTTGCACACCCGTTTCCTTGAGCGTCCAGAGCGCCATGGGCTTCATGGAGTCCAGGCCACCGGCGCGCCACTCCAGATCCGGCACTATCGGCCGGCCCAGGAACGGGTCTATGGGCTGGTGGCCCGTGGCGTAGTCGATCCACTTGGCCGGCACGGTGAGCATGGGGTTTATGCCCGGGGTCTGTTGCGCGCCGAAGTCAAACAGGCCCGTGAGCTCTGGCGCTTTGCCTTCCGCAAATGCTTTGGTGAGCTTGTAGGTGACCCCGGCCAGGAACCGGCTGGATTCATCCCGGGGCAGCGTGATGAACCGCACGCGCTTGCCGTAATCGCCCCCAGTCTCGTAGCCTATAGGGATCACGTTGTAATTGGTCTTCACGTACTCGGAGATGCCTCCGAATAATTCCTTGAGCGCCTCGCCCAGGGCGCCGGCCGCCGCCAGGCCCATCAGGAGCGACCAGGCCCCGTCTTTATTCGCCCAGCGCCACCACCAGCCGGATCTGGTCTTGGGATCACTGGCCCGTTCCCAATCCGAGCGCAAACCCTGCACCCACACATTGTAAAACGGCATGATGGCCCGGGGCACCGAGACTTTCTTGCCGTGCTTGGCGATGTTTGGCACACCTACGTAATTACGCACCAGCGCGGCCGCCTGCTTGGGCATCATGTGCAGGTGTTCGCGGCCGATCTGGTAGGCAGCCAGTTTGGGCAGCACGTTGAGGACCTGGCCGTAGAACTCGATCCAGTCAAAGGGCGCGCGCGCCCAGCCCACCATTTTGGCGTAAATCCCCTTGGCCTCCGAGTCACCCAGGAAATGGTAGCGGCGCAGCAGCTCCGCGAAACTGTCTTGCTGATCGCGGTGCATCACGGGCATGGCATCCCACGGCGTGCCGATGGCGAAATTTGCCAGCATCTCGTTCACGAGCGGGTCCGGCAGGCTCTTCATGTAGCGCCGCGCGGCCATGAAATTCTGCATGTAACCCACCGCCAGGCGAAACCGGCCGAAGTTCACCGGGAGATTCTGCCGCGTGCGCGCGAAGTCCCGCAGCGGCGAAAACAGCAGCATGAAAGACGGGTTGTAAGTGATGAACAGCGGGTAAAACAATTTGCGGAACCCGTAGTCCAGCGTGCGCACGATGAGGTTTTGGCGTTCGAGACTTTCCTGCTCGAACGTGCGCGCGATGAGCCGATCCACGTAATACCACTTGGGCTTACCATCTTCCCACACCTTGAGCAGCCCGCGATCCGGCCGCTCTACCGGCGTCAGGTGCGGCGGTATCCCTTTCATCTTGGCCGGCTCGATCTCACCCGGGAAATGTGCCTGGAGCAAGTTACGCGTGGCCACCACATCGCGCTGGTGCGCGATCATATTGTTTAGCGCGATGGTCTTGGCCAGCGTGGCCAGGAACGGGTTGCGGATCTCTTTGAATGTGCCCACCTGTTTGATGATCCAGGGCGAGGCATACGCCTCCAGGTGATCCAGCACGGCAAACGTGGCGTAGTAATCCCGGTTGGGCAGGAGCGTGCTTTTAAACGTGGCACGGCTGAACAGCTCCACCTTCACCGCTTCCTGCATGGTCTTAAACACCAGGTTGTGGAAGTAGCGGTTTGCGGATTGCAGGATGGTCATTTTATCCATGCCCAGGTCCCGCCGCATCTTCCTGAGCGCATCACGCGCGGTCTCGGGCGTGTGCCCCTCCGGGTTGGCCACAGTGGAGCGGTCACCATAGGCGATGCGTTCCAGCATCATGAGCTGGGCGAGCTGGTCCAACGTCATGTCGGCACCTTCCACCACCTTCACCACCTTCTCGTGCGTGAGCTGCATCAGGCGGTAGTTTGTGTTATCGCGGAGGAAACCTTGCTCCATGATATTGCGCGGGTCACGGCGCGGGTCAAACTTGGCGCCGGCTTTCTCAGCCTCTTTGGTCTTCCACCAGATAGGCTCGCCCACGTTGGCCAGGTCCTGGAGCAGCTCGATGGTTTCAGTCTTCCACCCCTGCCAATCCATCCGGCGCGCGCGCGCTTCCTCTATCTTCTGCCGCCAGATCTCCTCGCCCTTCTTAAACATGGCCAGGATGTCGTCCTCGCGCTGTTGCTGCACGGTGAGCACCCCGCGATTTAGGAAGCTCTGCATGTTAAAGAGCGCGGCCTTCACCTCGGGCTTGAGATCCAGCAGATCCCAAAACTCGCGGTAAAACTTGGGCGCGCGGCTGGCCAGGTCACCAGGGGAATTCATCAGCACACCGATGGCATCCGCGTAGAGCTCTATGGCGCTGCGCCGGTAAGCATCGTATGAGGGCGAGACGGTGGCCGGGTTCCACGGCTTCCACCACTGGGAGAGGGCCAGCAGTTCCTCGCGCAGTTCCTTATCCTTCACCACGGAGCCGCCCAGGGTGTTCTTTAGGTAATTGCGCAGGGTATGGAGCCGGCCGAGCAGGTTGCCGCGTTGTAGGTAATGGTCCGGCAGATAATCCACCAGGTGGCCGAACTCGTGTTGTAGAGTTTTCGCGGCGTCGTATTCATCCACAAAATTGCGCGGGTCCAGCGTGATGCGGCCAGGGCCTGCGCCGTGGAACATGCCACGCGCGGAGCGCATCTTCTTCAGCTTGGGCAGATCACCCATGAGCGCCTTCACCAGCTTGAGCATTTCCGGCATCTGCACCACGCGCACCAGGTGCATGCCGCCCAGCATAGTGGGGATCTTCGTGCTGTGTTTGCCACGGTTCACCTTGGCGTAGGGCGAGCCGCCTGCGGGCGCACCGGCTGCCGCCGCCTTGGGTTCTTCCCAGGTGAGCGCCTGGCTTTTCAGTGTGGGCGGGTTCTTCGCATTGTATTCCTCGCGGCCTTCCTGCACGCGCCACACCTTTTCATCTTTGTGCGGAACACCCATCCAAGTGTTATTCGGGCTGGCCGGCTCACCCAGCGTGGTGTAGAGCGAGAATATCTGGCCGGCATCGGGCAGAGGGGCAATCACATCCTGCACCACTCCCTCCTGCACCAGTTGGGCGAGCACATGCGCGTTGATCTTGCCCAGCTCCTCGTAATAGATGAAAGCCATGTCCGCACCCAAAGCGCGGGCGGTCTTGCGCAACCAAGCTGTGACGGCTGCTTTGTTGTTGAAATCCGCCAGGGCGATGTCTGCAAAGCCGCGCGTGCGCGTGGCCGTGTCACGGAAGATGATGCTGGCCATCCCCTGGCCGGTCTTGAGTTGTTTACCCACCAGGGCCACGGCGGTTGGGTCTTGGACCTCGCGCCCGAGCAGGTTCGCGTTTTCGGTGCCTGGCGGCGGCGTCAGGAGCGGGTCCGTTTTGTTACCCAGTTGATAAGGCACAGACTCGAATACATCCGGGTCATGCTTGGATCGTGCGACGTGCACGAATTCGAAGCCATCCACAACTATCATGCCGCGAAACCCAGGTATCCTGCTCGTCATATACCGGGCTGCCGCCTTGTCCACCGGGCTGCCGTAGGGCCTGCCACTGGGATGATTGTGCACGTGATAAACCCCCACGGCGTTGTGCGCCTTCATCAGGTCAATGATGGCCTGAATGTCCGGCTCGTCACTGGGCATCAGTGTGGCGTAGTTCGGGTGTTCCGCGGTGCAGGCGTATTCAAACACCACTTTATCGTTCGCATCCACCCCGATGAAACGGCTGGTCTCAAAGCGCGGGTCGCGGAAGATTTGGAAGAGTGGCCCAGCGGCTTGGATGTTCGGAATGTACTGGCCCAGGACTGAGACCTTACCCTGGCTGATTAGCTGTTGCTGGAAGTTGACGGCGTAGAGATTCGGCTGGCCCGGTAAGGCACCCGTTCGCAATCGTCCACCACCGGGTTGCTGTTTGACTCCGGCGACTTGTCCTTGCTTAGGCCAGGCGACGGCGGCAACGGCAAAGTCGAATTCGAGCTGGGCTTTGCGTTGGGCTGGGGTGAGCTTCTTTTCTTCGAGCTGCTGCTGTTCATACTCCTTACTCTCGGTCTTTCCCGCGCGAAGTCGAGCCAGGATCTCGTTCAAACGTGCAATGGCCTGGTTATAGCCTTCCATGAATGCCTCGTCATGGCCCTGCACACCAGGCGCCGGCACCCAAGCCGGCGTCACTTTGAAATTGCCGTGCACCACTTCCTTGACTGTCTTCTTACCCGAGACCAGGGCCAGGGCATCATCCGGCTTCACGCCTTCCATGCGTAGATCGTGCATGGCCTGGGCCACTGCGGCCGCGCGTGAGCGTGTGGCTGGTGAGACCTGGTATGGCGCCCGCCGCTCCGCGATGTTGCGCGGGTCGATGTTCTCAATGTCACCTTTCACCGCCGCCTTGAGCGCGCGCAGTTTGGTGAGGATTATCGAGAGGTTCCACACGTCTATCTTGTGCCCGCTGTAGAGCAGCATCATTTGCGCGCGGCTCTGTGTGGTGAGCCGGTTCACGCGGCCGGCTACTTGCACAGTCTCCAGGGCGCTGAACGGTACGCTCATCATGATGACCGTGCGCGGTGCATCCCCGTAAATATCATCCAGGTTGATCCCAGTGCCACCACTGGCCGGTGTTGCCACCAGAATGCGCAGGTGCGTGTCGTTGAACTCGCGCACGATCTTCTCACGGTAGCGCCGCTCCGCCTCCGTGGTGCCTCCACCGTAGAGCCGGCCCACGGTGCCTGGCCCGTAAATTTGCTCCAGCCGATCCGCGATGGCATCCAGGTGATCGCCCTTGGCCCACATGCCATCCTCCGCACGATAACCATAAAGGACCACCTGGCGGCCCTGGGCGATGTGTTCCTGGGCCAGCTTTATCGCTTCATCCGCCTTAGCCGCTTCCAGGGCCTGGCGCCCCACCATGAGCTTGAGCGCCTTCACCATGGAGGGCGGCACACCCCGCGCGCGGTAGAAAACCTCCGCCTTAGCCATGAGATCTTCCATGGCTTTGATCTTGGCCGGTTCCACGGGCACCACCCGGGCAAACACGTCCAGGTTATCCAGGGGCACCTCGCGTTTGATCGCTTTGCCGTCCCGGTACATGTCGTCAAAGATGCCTTCCAGGGCGTTGGCCATGGTCTCAATGGGCATGTTCGGGTCCGTGGTGAAGTACACCTCAGTTTGCCCGTTGCGCGTGCGGTAATTGGTCATTATCCCCACGCGCATGAGAGCGGTCTCAGGCCCCACGTTGAGCAGGCTGCGCATATACCAGAGTTGCTCGGGCTGATCCAGCGGTGTGGCCGTGGCGAAGAGGGCCTGGCGCGCACTCTGCGCCAGGTGATTGCCGATGTGCGCCTTTACCGAGAGGCCCTGGCCGCGCAGGTTATGCGCCTCGTCGAAGATGATGGTTTCGAAGAGGTCCAGCGGTATGTGGCCGCGTTGGACGTCGAAGTAAGTTGCGATGAGGATTTTCTGGTCCGGCTCGATAGGCCCACGCTTCCATTGGTGGAGCGGTATGCGGAGGGTCTCCGCTTCCTTGGCAAACGCATCGTCTATGATGCCCTGGCGCTCCGTGATGATGAGCACGGGTTTGTTAAACCACGTCTGCCACACGTGCGCCACCGCCAGTTCCTCGCGCGTCTTACCCGCGCCGGTCCCGTCAAACAGGCCAAAATCTTCGTGTTGCAACCACGCCGCTAAGATTCGGTTGACTCCATCCCGCTGGTGAGGGGCGAGCTTGGAGCGGACCCATTTGAAGGGTTCGAGGTGGTTGGGGATTTTGAAGAACGAAGGGAGTAGATCTTCACGGGTGGTTTGGATCTCACGCCGAGCAGAGCTGCCGCTAGGGGGCTGTTTTCGAGGTTTGGATTCGAAAAGCCCACCAAGCTGAAGCTGGTGACCTCTTCTTCGACTCCGAGCGACTGGCCCTTCGACTGGGATGTTGATTCTTGGTTCATTATCTGTGATCGGGTTTAACGGGTGCCCGAAGCCCGGGAAATACTGGTTCCGCTCCTCAAGTAACGTCATTTGGCCAGGCTCGTCAAACAGTCCCTGCTGCGTGGTGAGCGGGCCGGCCACCAGTTTCTTCTTAGCCAGGGCCTCGATCTCCAGCCGTTGGCGTTCCTTGTCGATCCGGGCCTGGTTCTCTTTCTCCAGGGTCTCGAAGCCGTCAATGAATTGCTGGCCCAGGGCCATCTCGATCTGCGTAAGCTCTTTTTCCTCAGATGCGCTTAATTTGCGCGTGGCCTTTTCTTTGGTCAGTTTCTTGTAGCGTTTGACCAGCTCCACGTGCGCGTCATCGCCCCGGTGGTATTCCACCTGGTCTTCAGCCAGGGAATACATCCCCTCGAAGATTTGGCTGGGCACCATGCGCACCAGCTCAGGGCTGCCCGCCACGGAGAGGCGCATGAGCCCCTCGCGCGCTTCCGGTGTGGCCTGGGTGAGCAGGTCGCGGAATTCACCGAGGCGGCCGGCCAGCTCATTGCGCGCATTCACCATGTCCGGGTGTGTGGATGGCGTGTTGCGCACAAACTCGAGCACCTCCAGGATGCGCGCTTGTTCAGCTTTGGCCTGGGCCAGGGCAAACTTGGCGTGTGGCGGGTATTTGATCCCGGAGCGGTCCACCTCCGCGAAGTACGCGGCTATGGCTTCCAGCCTGCGGAATTCATTAGCCCAAACCTGCTCGATCTGGCCTGGGGTCATGGCGCGCCAGTCCAACATCCCGTTGGCGCGGCGCGGCAGTGTGGGTATTAACTGGCCTTGCGCTTCGGCGGCGGCGGCGGCGCGTGATAAGGCGCTGGCTGCGGCTCCAACACCAGCGCCCTGGCCTGCCTGCTCTCTTGTAAGAGCCAGGTGTTGCTGGAGAGTTTTGTCAGGCTGCTCCCGTCCTTGAATGTCTGCTTGCGTTTCACCGGGCTCCACACTGGGGATGAACTCCTCAAAAATCAACTCTTCACCGCCGTACCGTACTCGAGTGCCTGGGAGGAGCTGGCGCGGGTCGCGGTTCTTCCAATACCGGCCGTGTTCATCCACGGTCACCGCGCTGTAAGGCACGCGATCTTCCGCCAGCAAGTTGCCCAGGTCCTCGCCCCGGGTCTGTTTGAGGCGCGCCACGAGCATTTCACGGATGACATCAAACTCCGTCCGGTCATTGAAGAGGCCCTCGGCATGGTCGAGCTCGCGCACTGAGCGGGCCATGTTCGCAAAGAGCTTCTCGTAATTCTCGATGGACCCGTCTGAATCAATCTTAATCGCGCCGGTGGTCTGGTTCACCGTGGTCTGTGTGTCTTGCTCCAGCACCAGGGCGAGCGCGCGGGTGAGTTTGCCCACCGCGTCTTCATTCACGGTGGGCTCCTCACCCACGTATTTGAACACACGATCCAGCTTACGATCCGGGTACTGTTTGTGATGGGCCAGCACGCGGCCCAGCATCTCGCCAAAGGCATCTGCCACCCCGCCTTTGTTGCCGCGTTTGCGCAGCGTGAGCACGAAAGGCACGCCGGCATCTATCAGGCCGCGCAGGGTGGCCAGTTCCTTGGGGTTATTACGCGCTTCCACCAGGCTGGGTTGCTGGTAAGCGGCCTGTACCAGGAGGCGTTGCACGTAATCTACTACACTGGCAGGGCTGGAGAGGATGCCGATGCGGGTATTCCGGTCAATGACATTGGCACCGATGAGCTCACGCATCCAGCGGGCCATGGCCTCCGCGCTGGAGGTCATTTTGATGGCTAAGAGATGGTCGTGACTGACTTTGGCCGCGTCATTTACGGCCATCGCCTGGTAGGCTTCTCCTTGTCCGGGTGACGGATTAAGAAGATCCACAAGGAGATTGGCATTAGCCACGCCCTCCGGTGTCGCCAGATCTGTCGGGGGGAGTACCCGTACGATAATGTGGTCTGGTGTAGGACGCGGAGGAAGGCCAAATACAGGTGCCTCCGCCTCCATAACTTTGCCAAGTTCTTCACGTTGTGCCGGTGATAACCGCGCCAGGACCTGGAACCGGCCGTTGCCACCCAGCACGCGGATGATTCCATCAGACCCTTGGGAGACCATGATAGGGCCGTTAGCGGCGCTCACATCATTCGAGGTGACCAACTGCGGGATGAACTCCCGCACGTTCTTCATCACCTTCTCCGCCTCGAAAGGGTTCTTGCTGTAGTCTCGCGTATTGCGCAGGGGCGCGTAAAGGGGATTCGGGTCGAATTGATCCCCGGTATGGCTGCTCTGGATGATTGACATGGGCATCCAGGCGTAGTGCGCGTCTGAGCGGAAAGTTTTACCTTCCCCAGCTTGGCCCACCACGAAGGTGGGTTTGCCCAACACCACGTCTTGCGGCATGGGCACCGGCGCCGGTGGCGCGGGCGCTGGCGGCTCTGGCGCTTTCGGTGGTTCGGGCGCTTTGGCAGGTTTGGGCGGGTCCTGCATCAGCTTAAGGATCTCCGCCAAACTACCGCGCGCCACTTCCGCCTTGGTTTCAGGATGCTGGAGCACCCACTGGTCACCTTGCTTGAAGTATTCCCAGCCATTGTACTTCTGCACCCCAGGCTCAGGCTCAGGCGGCGTGGGCGCAGGTGGTGCCGGCGCAGGCGGTGCAGGTTCTACCGGCCCCGGCGCGGCCGGCGCGGGCGCGGCTGGGCCTGGCCCGCCGCCGCCAGGCGGCTGCGGCGCTGCTGGCTGAACGCTATCGCCAGGGCTTGCTTCGCCGGTTTGCCCGCCTCCAGTTCCGCGTGCAGGTTCTGGCGAAATGTTGATTGGCTGTATCCCTGTTTGAGTGGTGGCATCTGTTCCTCCTGTTGGTTCTGTGGTGCCTGGCTTACCTGGTTCAGCCAGTTTTGCGGGCACCGTCTTACCGCGTTTCTTGAGTTCCTCGGCCAGCTTATTCAGGTCTATGGCTACGCGTGTGCTCGGCTCACCGCGCAGTTCTGGCGCGCCCAGGAGCATCAGGCCCACGTTGCTTATCATGGCATCTTCCAGCGCGGCTTTCGGATTATCACTGGAGAGGATGCCAGGCACTTGTATGGCTGTGAGGAAGGCCAGGTTTGCGAGCTGGCCACCGCCCACTTCCAGGGCCTTTTGCACCTGGGGCTTGAGCAGGGCGGGATAACGCGTGACCACTTTGGCGATGAATTGGCCCGGGGCATCCTTGATCTCTTGCAGGAGCACACGGGAATTTTCCGTGAGCTGTTTCACCACAAAATTCGAGGCGAGCTGCCGGCCGAACCTATCCGCAAAAGGTAAACCCGCGCCGGCCACGATGCCCGTGGGATCAATCTCGCCCTCAGGCGTGAATGCCAGCGGCAGGATCGCCGCCGTGGTGGGCGGCACACCTATCATGCCCAGGCCAGCGGTGGCGCCGATGATCGGCAGCACACCCGCCATGGAAAGGCCCACCCGGCCAGGCACACCCGCCAGGCCCGCTTCACGCAGCCGCGTTTCCGTGGGGAGCGGTTCAGTGGGGCGCTCCGCGTAACTGCGCAAGTTTTCAAAAGGCTGGGTGTAACCCTCCAAGGCAGCCGGTATGCCGGCCACGTCTGACACAGCGGCCTCAGTCACGCGCTCACCGCCGTGCATGGCGCTCCCGATGAATTTGCCGGCCATCTCAGCGGGATTGGTGGGCACGGTGAGCACATGCGAGCCGCGCGCTTCCACCTCCTGTTTGTAGATGGCCTCCAGCTCGGCGCGTTTCTGCGCGGCATCGGGCTGGTCGCCTATGAGCTCCAGGCTGGCATCGCGCCACTGGGAAAGGTTCGCCAGCTCAGTTTGCCAGCGTTGGAAAGTGGCCTGGCGCTCGCGTTCACCGGGCACAGGGCCAAGCTGCGGGGAGAATGGCACCACCTTGGTGGAGGCGGCCGTCTCGCCCAGGCGTTCCTGGTCCGGCTCCACTGGCTTGGCTGGTGGCGGCGGGAGCTCGCGCGCATCGAGCACCGGCCGCATGCTGGCGCTGGGCGTGGCCACCTTGCCGTAGGCCACGGCAAAATCATGATCGCTGAGGAACTCCGGGTGTTGATCGCCCAGGTAACGGGTGAGCTCGTCATCCGGCACATCCTTCAGCTTCGGATCTACCTCGCGGACATATTCGAGGACGCCAGGCATTACTTCTTTTGCCGTTTCTGCCACTCCTCAAAGTCCGAGTAGCCGACTGTGTTGGTGCCCCCAGGCGCGGTGGCGGCCGCTGCCGCTGCCGGCGCCGCGTTCGTCGCGGGGCTGGTGGGTGTGCCTTGCGCACGTTGCTGGAGTGAGCGCAACCGTGTGGCTGCCTCACCTTTCTTGCGGAGCAAATCATTAAACTGTTCCTGGAGGGTCCACTGCTCACCTGCGCCCCAGCCAAAAACACCTGTTGGAATACGCTGGCCTTTGTCGTTGAGTTTGGGCACCAGGCCGGCCGCGCCTTTCTCCGTCATCGCGGCTTGAGTCTGCATGATTTGCCGATCCAGCTCGGCGGATTCGATGCGCGCCATGTCCAGCTCAGATTTACCCAGCGGACCATAGCCCAAGTCGCCACTGCGATTGATGAAATGCACTTTGCCCGCTTCATCGGTCCCGATGAATATATCAGGGATACCGGACTGCTCCACCGTGGGTTTGTTGCCCGTGGTTTTCACCTGCACCGGCACGCCGCTGTTCTCGGTCTCAAACACAAATTTGTGTGTGTTCACTCCCGGCAGGTCCACCACAGTGCCAGGCGCGTTGTAACGCTTCGCGGCCTTAGCCATCTCGGGGATCATGCTGGCAGTATCCACACCGGCGCTCCCAGCCATGCCGTAGATCTCCTCCGGTGTAATCGGCTGCCTGGGCGCCGGCGCGGTGGCCCCTGGCAATGGCGGCATGGGGGCGGTGCGGCCGGCCATCATCATGTTGAATTTGCTCTGTGCGGCGTCCTGCCGTTTCTTCTCCTGCAAATTATACTTCACCGCATTGAGCTGCTCGGCGGTGAGCTCGCCGGCCTGTTTAGCCCGCCTCAATTCATCCGCCATGAGGATGCCTTTGACCTGGCCGATGAGTTTATCAGTGCTCTGGTGATTGAGCGCCTCGCGCTGTAGGTCAGTGAGCTGGCCGCTATCCTTGAGTGCATCCGCGATGCCCAGGTAATTCTTCCGCTCTTTATGTGCCTTGCTCAGGGTCTCGGTCATCTGTTGGATGCCCTGCGCCATCGCTTGGGCACCTTGCAGAATGTACTGGCCGCTCACGTCTTGGACTCCTGGGGCGTATGGCATAGGTCAAAGGGTTAATCGCGGTGCGGGAAGGCTTCACCCACCGCCGCCACGTCTGTTTCCAATACTGCACCACTCACCAAGTCAAGCTGGCGCCTGGCCAAGCCCACGGTGGAGTGCACCAGGCCAAGGCGCGCGGCGGCCACGCGCGGTGTCTCCAGGTGTTTGAGCCCGTAATCGTACAGGAGCCGCGAGGCCAGGCTCAGCGTGGTGGCTATCTCCAAGAGATCACTGGTTTGCTCAGGTGTCAGGTCTGCTTTCATTTGCACAAAGTCATTTGGAACCGCTCGATGCGCCGCCAGATCCGGTTAATCATCCACCAACGCACCGCAGGCTTTAGGCCGGGATGTTTGTGGAGCCAAGCGGCCGCCCGCTCGCCATAACGCAGGTAAAGAAAGCGGAACCACATGGGCGCATCCTCCATGAGCCACCGCTCGAACATGCGCCAGAGCGTGCTCTCGGTCCCGAACACTTCACGCGCCACCCAGCAGGCCGCTGCGGCGCCACCAGCGCCCACCAACGCCGCGTCAAACGCCATCCCACTGGCGAGCATGGCCGCGTTGTAATTTCGCGTGTTCAGTTTATCCGCCCAAGCCGCGTTGTAATTGGTGTTGTAAACATCCGAGGCGTAAGGGTCGAACACGTTGAACGCAGGCCGTTGCGGTGCCTGCTTGCGGATCTCTTCCAAGGCAAACTGGTCGCCCGTCTGGTCGAAGCCATAGACGGATTCTGCGAACGCGCGCCGGCGCGCTTTGAGTTCTTCACCGGCGCTGCCCAGTGTCATCACTTCACTGGTGAGGTCACTGGGTCCATAACCGAAACCGCGCGCGGCCTGGCCAGAGCGTGTGTACTGCTCCAACTCCCGGCGCATACTCGGCGTGAGGCCAGAGCCCGCGTGCAGGTCCTCCATGGCCTGGGTGTTGAGCTCACCATAGAGTGCCGCGCTTTCTGGTGATTTCGCGCGGCTCACGGCTTCCGCCATGCGCGGGCCGTAATCCTCCAGCAGACCGGCCTGGGCACCCACGTACCCTTTACCGGCCTGCTCCTCCAAAGCGAGTTGACGCGGGAAAAGTTGTTCATACGCGCCGAGGGTTTGGCTGCCTTCACCGAGCACGGAACGCGCGGGCGGCGCGGCTGGCTCTTTCTTCTTCAGACCGTAATTTGCAACAAGTATTCCCATGGTCTCTTTCCGAAGGTAAGAGGTAAGAGGTGGTGAGGTTCTCACCTCATACCTCATACCTGTTACCTCTCTTCACAGTGGTTTTATGTGCATGCCCACTTCCGAAAGTTTCTTGTATCCGAACCGGCTTATGACACCGCAGAATGGGCTCGTGTTGGGTAGGAGTAACACGAGTTGATCCCAGCCGATGCGCCCCCGCGCGATGTTCTCCACCTGGTTAAAGATGAGCACACTTTCACGCGGGCCGATGAGCTTGGTGTGAAACCAGCCCTGGAAATACGGCAGAGAATTCAGGCCGATGTAGCCGGCGATCTCCCCGCCTTTCTCGATCACAAAGTTTGGGGCCAGTGCCACGTGGTTATCCGCCGCAGCCGCTTTCATGATCGCTTCCAGGTCGCTCTCGCGCACCGGGCGCAACAAAGGAAGATTGCCAGTGAGATCCATTTTCAAAATTCGATTCGCACCAGCCCATCCGCGCCCGCGATGCCTTGGATGCCCGTGCCAAACCCACCGGCGCCGCCGCCGCCCGAGCCGGTGGGCGTGCCTGGGCCAGAGCTGCCTTCTCCACCCTCGGCCACGCTGCTATCGCCACCATCACCAGCCGGACCCGTCAGACCACTTTGCCCAGTGGTACCGTCCCACGTCCTATCTCCCACACCCGTGCCGCCCACTCCCCCAGGGCCGTTTATGTTGCCATGGCCACCCGGCTGGCCAGCGCGGCCTATGACCACGCTTGTGTCGAATGTGCTATTCGTGCCCGCCGTGGCGGCCGCGCCACCTGCGCCCACCACGATTGTATAAGTTTTGCCTGGCACCACTTGCAGCACGCTCATGGCCGTGCCGCCGCCACCGCCGCCGCCGCCGCTATTCGCGCCAAACCCTTCACCGCCACCGCCACCGCCACCGATGCACGTCACGCGCGCCTCGAAGATGCCAGTGGGACATTGCCAGGTAAATGTACCTGCCACAGCGCGTTCCCAGCGCAGGTTAAACCGGCTGGCTGGGTGCGGCCCGTTCGGGTAATAGAGTGTGCCGGGGTTGTTCATCAGTAGTCAGCCGCGTGCGCGATGAAGTTCATTTTGTCCGGTGCGCCCGCGTAGGTGTGTATCGTGGCGCGCAAACTGTAGCCAGCGGGCAAAATCAGCCCGTTTGGAAAATTCACTGCGGACGTGAACCCTTTCACACTCGCGGTGGGCGTGGTGCTTGGCACCTCCACCTCCACAAGCAGGCGCACGCTGGCTCCGTCGTAGATCCAGAGGCGCGCCACGTTTGCGCTGGGCGCCCCACCACCCACCAGGGCGGCGCTGATAATATCCACTCGATCAACCCGCGTGCCGTTGGCGCCTGCGGTCAGCACCAGATCGCCGCCTGCCACGGCAAAGGTGTCCCGGGCAGTTTGCGCTGCGGCTGTTTGGTTCAGCCCAATTTTGGGCGTGGATGCAAATGTGGGTGTGGTAGCCATAAGATTTTAGACGTAGTTAAAGTACAGAAACAAATTATTGCCCGCTGCGCCCGTGATGGAAGGCGTAGCCCATTGCCCATCACCCCTGAGGAAATCCGCCACATTCGCCTTGAGCGGCGTGGGCACCGCCCCACCCACTCCATCATTGCTGGTGCTCGCCCCAGTCATCAACCCCAGGTCAATCCCGCGCACCTTGATGGTCCCACTCGGTTCCCACGCGCCGGCTGTCTGGTTCCACACGAGGGCCTGGCCAGTCACCGTGGCGGCCGTGGCGCTCACATCGTCCAGGTCAGCCAGGCCGCCCGTGAGCGAGACAGTGGGGCTCGCCGCCGCGCGCAATTCATCCAGGCCGATGGGGACACCTGGCGGAAAGTCGTACCCCGGTGTGATGGTGATTACAAAGGCCATGTGGTGGGGAAGGTAGGAGGTAGGAGGTAGGAGGTGAGAGATCTTACCTCATACCTCATACCTCTTACCTGGTTAGCGGTTCTCATGCGTGTGCTCCAAATCGTTTACTGGCCACCACGGCTTCAGTGTTCACGCTGAACACCGTGAGCATACCCACACTGCCCGTGATCCGTAGCTGGCAGTATTTGCCACGGCCAGTGAGCCAGAGCTTCTCTTCGATCTCCTGGAAGGTGTCCGGTAGTATCTTTGTGTCCAAGTAAGTCGCGTCTGGATCTTCGCCCATCACCCAGGCGTAATCCTCGCGATACGGCCGCATGAAATCCCCGTTCACATTCGAGGGGTCCCAATCCGGTTGATCGTGCGGCCGGTAATACTTGAGCCGGTTCTTAGTCCGGTTACTCACCAGGGTCACACTCTCGCGCACCCCTTCCGTGAGCAGCTCTATGGTGTAAGTGGGGTTGAGCCCCGCCATGGCCAGGAGCCCTCGCAACGCGCTCTTAGGCTCCAGGGTCTCGAAGAGGTAGCCCCGTGTGGTGAGGCTGGTCTCCACGTTCTCGTACACGATAGGGGCCAGGGCTTCCTCATAAATGTTCTCATCGAGCGCGCCTTCCTCGTACAGGTTCATGGTGCCATCCGCGCTGAAGAACACCAGGCGTTGCTTGCCTTTCACCGTGGTGAGAGACCAATCCCGCACCATGATTACCGCGCTTTCATCGTGCCCGCTCCATTTGCCGGCCTGAAAATCATAGACGAGCACCGCGTTGTTCACCCCCTGGAAAAGCGGTTGCAACGTAGCGGTGACCGGCTCGCCAGGTGTGCCCACCAGTTTCAACAGCACAAAGGTGGTGGTTGTGAAATCTCCGCCGCTCTCGCGAAACACTTCGCCCATGTCTTCACTGAGGAACCCGCCCGGTGTCCCCACAAAGGTGACACTGGTGCCTGCGGCCGTGAAGATCTGCGGGCCATCCACCGCGAGCAATGTATCCACCCCGTTAATCAAGCTCGTCGAGGTGCCAGGATTCCACAGGTAGCGCGCCCCGGGCACATAGCCAGTGGGCGCCTGGGCTGGCCCAAACACATCTGTGTAATGGCCAGCACCGTCATAAGTGGCGTTTAAGCCCTGGCCGTTGGCCACCGCCACATCATTCGCGCCCATGGTCCAGCGGTAACGGTTACCCACGCGCACCGGATACACCTCATACACCCCATCCGCATCATACTCTGCGCCACTGGGGATGATGTTAGGTTTGACCACCTCCGCATTGTCTATGGGCACAGCCATGTAAAGCCGGTTCTGCCAGTACTTGGCCACCGCGTTCTCGGCATAGCGCCAGTTGATCCGGTCAATGGTGTCCTGTATGTCCTGGCTCACCGGCACGTCCACACCTTGGATCTTGTTTTGTTCCGTGAGCGTGATGGAGCACACGCCGCGTTTATCCGCCAGGAACCACAGGTCCTTGCCCACCGCCACCACGCTGCGCGGCGCTTTGCACCCATACTCACTGGTGATCTCGTAGAGAAACGCCGCGGTGAGATCGCCGGTGAGGTTGCCCATGGCGTAGATGCTTTGCTCCTTAAACGCGATGAGCGTGGTCTCGTTAAACCGGCCCAGGGTCACCAGGGCATCATTCGAGCCTTGGTTAATGCGGGCCACACTGCGCGTGGGTGAGTAACGCGTGTAATTCAGGTAATCACTCACCCCCACCAGATCCCGGTTGTACGGTATCCACACCCGGTTCTGGAAGAATAAGCCGCGCTCCGCAGGTGGAATATCCTCGTTGCCGTCATCGGGATTCTCCGTGCCGGTGCCCGTGATCTCGTTGGGCAACCTCACGATGGCTTTGAAACCTTCCTCGATGTTGTCCAGCACCAGCTCATCCAGGTCCTCCCCGCGAAACATGAGCAGCACATTGAAACACTGTGTGAAGGTCACCGTGCTGGTGATGGTCACCCCAAAGGGTAACGGCACACTGGTGGCCGGGAATTGTTGTTCACGCGCGAAGTACACGGCGCCATCCGCCGCCACCACATCCCATTCAAATCCATTCGGGTCATTGTATTTGCCCACACCGTAGATAATCGCGAAAGGTTGCAGCTTGCGCCGGTAATCTCCAGACACCACCTGGCGGTTCAACCAGTTCAATTTGCGGATGCCCTTGCGCGCTTCCGCCACGCCTTTAGTGAAACGCCGGTTGATGGCTTCGGCCACCACACCGGCCGGGAGTTGTTCGGGCGCCAGGCGATTGTTCACCCCGAGAAAGCCTATGTCACCCGCCTGCATCGGCGGTTCCAAGACTTGCCCCGGACCTGTTTGGACGTAGCGGCCCATGGCTCAGAAGGTAGGAGGTAAGAGGTAAGAGGTGAGGCAGCTTACCTCATACCTCATACCTCGTATTTTTGGCTTGTTCATTTCGGCGGGCAATTTGAGCGGCGCATATACTTCACCCGTTCCCGGGCCAGCTCCAGGTTACGGAAGGCGTGGGCCACACCGCCGTGCCACACCACCACCGGGTCTTCCACCTGGCCGCCGTTAGCCGGTTCATTGTGTTCATTGGCCACAATCAAAAAATCGTGATAATGCGCTTTCAAAATCGCGTAGGCTTTATCTAGCGGCGTTTCATGGCTCATGGGTCCTTGCCGAAATCCCGGCCCACCCGCGCTGTCTTGAACCGGCGCACCTCGCGGTTGAGCCGTTTCTCCATGCCCGTCTGTTCGGCCACACGCCGGATCGTCGTTTTCACGTCTTCATTGTGCGGCGTAGCTTCCACCGCCGCGATGAGCGTAGGCACAATCGCAGCGCGATCCGATTTGATCTTAGCCACCCAACCCAGCACACCGATGGTCAAAGCCATGGCGGATTGGGCCAGCGTGCTCCACGGCGTGGGTATCGCCTCCGTTATATCGCGGAAGTGCGCGGCGGCATTTGTGAGCCCGGGATTGAGCGTGTAAGACACCTGCCCCAGCTCATTCGTATGCGCCACGTAGAGCGGGCGCTTGCCATTCGGTAGCGTCTCACAGCCAAGCAAGAGGAGCGCGCACGCCAGCAACAGCGCGGCGGCGATCCCCGCCCCGATTAAGAATTGGCAAAAGCGTTTCATACCTGTCGGCTCAGCGCCGTCTGGAGAGTTTGCACCCGCGTGCGCAGGTTGGCCGCTTGCGTGGCGTCCAATCCCTTACCGATCCAGTAAAAGCAAATACTCTGCGAAGTCGGCGCCCAGGCTGAATTTGAAAGGTTGCCGTCATGCACCGCAAAGCTGAACCCGTTCACGGCCCCACCAGGGCTGGTGGACGTAGAGCCAATCTGCGAACCGTTCTTGTAGAGCTTCAGGGCATTTGACGCCGTGCGGCTCAGCAAATAAAACCCTACCCCTGAAGCATCCGCCACAGAGACACCCGCCGTGATGTCCCACATTTCAGCGTTCACAGTCGAGGCGTCGTGACTCAGGTAACAACCACTTGCCGCGTTCCCCGCTTGTTGCGTCCCCATTTGAACCGCCCCGGCTGCGGTGGCCGTCCGTGTATAAAGCCCGATGCTGAAGCTGTTAATGTTCAACAACGGATTCGGCGTCGAGTACACTGGTGGCAGCCACCAATTAAAACCCGTCAAAATGCGTTTGCCCGCGCCACCCACAAGCCCAGTTGAGGTGTAATCCCCAGCCACAAACCCCGTCAACGTATCCGTGGCCACATCAGCCGCAGAAATCAACAACGGCGCCTCTAACGCGGCAAGCGCATCCCCGGCATACACGCCGATGCGCCAAGCCATGTCCCACAGCAAATCCGTCTTGAGCCCGATAATTAAATTCCCCACCGCAGTCTGCACACCCGTGCCCGTCACATTGCTGCCCCGTCCTTGCACGCGGGCCACCCACGCGCTCAACTCCGGTTCCGCGCTGAAACCACCACCGCCTCCACCCGCGCCCACGAGCGCGCTGAGCGAGGGATGATTCCAGCCGCCCGCCCTGTTAGGTGTGGACAATATCCGTGACTGCAATGGCGGTTGGTCGAGCATCAGTACGCTTGCTCCATCTCGATCACCACGGCGCGCGGCGCACCCGTGGCGGCTTTGATACTCACGATCCCTTTGTAACTCGCGTCGAAGAAACTGCCACCCGTCCCGTCATCCGCCGCCGTGCCCGCCTTGAGCGGCACGTCGAAGTCCGAGGTGGAAGCGGCCGCGCCCATCTTGACCAGGCACACTGCGTCATCACAGTTAATGACACCCCACCAGGCCCGGCGCGCATTTGCGGCCAGCACAGTGCCGTCTGCCGTTTTGATTCCGCTCGTCGCTGCCCGAGCGGCTTCCTGTTGAATTGAGACTGCGTTGCCCATAGGTTTTTCAAGGTAAGAGGTAGGAGGTTTAGAGGTAGGAGGTTCTCACCTCATACCTCATACCTCATACCTTCAGTTGTTCATGTTCATGCACCGAGCCGTCCAATAGTGGGGTTCACCATTTTCTGTTGGATCTGGAAATTCAGTTGTTTGAGCCGTTTATCCACCACCTCTTTGATTCGTTCGTTGCCGTTGTACGCCTGTTGCGCGAGTGGATTGGTCTTGAGCAAACCCTGGAGCACGTCCATGCGCAGTTTGTAAGCCTGGCCATCGGGCTTCACGTTCTCCTCCTGGCCGGTCATCATGCGGGCAAACACGGTCTTTTCGTCCTCGATCTCGCGCAGGCTGGCCGCTTCCTGCGGTTGGAGCAGGCGCTCGCCCAGGTTCGGGTCCAGGTATTCAAAGATCACCGTCATGAGTTCCGTGCGGTCCACCACGGCGTTCACGTCAGCCGCCAGTAGTTTGAGGAGTAAATCCAGTTTGGCCTGGAGCAGCTCCGGGTCCTGGTTCAGCACGTTCCAGGTCATGTGCAGGTCAAACTTGCCCTGGATCTCTGAGCGGTTGGCGTGCAGCGGTTGCGCCTTGGCAGAGCCCACCACACGGAACCAGATGTCCTCTGGCCCGTACTGTTGCTCCAGTTGAAAGCACATTTGCGTCACTTCAGACCAGCCCTTGAGCCAGCGGGTGACCATGCGTTGTTTGCGTGCCCGTGTGTAATCCGGGTCGCGGTCCTTCACCGCGCGGCCGAAATACCAATCCGCCATGTGCCGCACACTCTCTTCCACCATGGCGTTGCCCGGGTCGTATTTGGGCATATCCGCAAACCGGAATTCATCGGCACGCAAGTAAGGCACGCGCACCGCAGGCCCCCAGCGCGATGGCGCGCGGCCGGCCGGGTGCAGCAGAGGCGGTATGGTGGCAATACTCTCGCGATCACTGCGGCTATCCCACACCGTCTTCACCTGGGTCTGCATCGTGTACCCCACCTCGCCGTAACCGCGCGAGGAGTCCAGGCGGCGATTCACGCGCTCACGCGGGAACGCCACGAAGGGGTAACGGCCGTGCGTGTACTCGAGCAAGTCACGGCGCGCGGCGAAATCCTCCACGCCATCCATGCTTTGCACGTGCATATTAAACACGGCGTAATAGATCCCCGGGGTGCGCTGTGGCCCGGTGCGTTTCTCGAAGCAATGCACGATCTCGTAAAGCTCCGTGGTATCCAGCCCGGTCACAGTCTGCCGCTCACGCGAGTCCACCACTTTGGGCGTGCTATAGGTGAGGGCCTGGGCTTTGCCTTTGGCCACCGCCGCGATGCGGTCCACCCATTTGCCATCCCACTTGTAGCTCCGCTCCGCGTCCCTGAGCTGGGCCTCGGTCATGAACTCCCGGTAAAAGAGCATGCGCGCGTTTTGCAGATCCGTCACATCACGCGGGATGAAGAAATCTTCACCCGGGCAGAGCGCCAGCACGGTGGGCCTGTTCTCGCACGCGTAAGGTTGCAGGTACTCGGCGGTGCCGGTCTCGCGCAAGCTCACCACGGCCTTGCGCACTTCCGCCTTGGTCATGGTCAGGTCCTCGTCCTTATCCTGCGCGGCCTCATTGATCGTGTTGTGGACCAGCTCCACCGCGTCATCCTCCCGCGTGGGGTCCGCGATCACCTGGGCGATCTCAGGCAGGAGCTCCTCGATCTTCACGGTCTTCTCGGTGAGCTGCATTTCCTTGCGCCAGAAAACGCCCAGCACACCCAACCCGCGTTCCAGCGTGTAATTGGCCAGGAGCTCCGCCTCGCGTTCCAGCTCGGGCATCTGCGTGTAAAACATCCAACGCACGAAATTGGTCACCGTGTTGGCCTTGCCCATGTCCCCGCTCTCGGTGGGTGCGGCCATGAGGCGCGCGCTGTAAAGCGAGTTGAGCAGCGTATCCACATCCTCGTTTATGTAGCCGTCAATGAGCGGCACGCGCGCATCGCTCGCTTCATCCCAGGGGAACGGTTCTTTACCCAGGCGCGCCTTGAGCTTGCGCCCGCTCCAATCTTGGCCCGCCCAAATGTTATACCGGCTTTTCCAGTTTATATCCTGGCGATCCGCCCACAGGTTCGGCCGCGTGAGACAATCAGAAAACTCCTTGGCGAGATCACCAATGGCTGTTGGTTTATCGGTCTTGCTCATGTGCGCGCGGGAGTGGTGCCCCAGGAGTAAAGACTGCTGTCACGTTGCTTGACGCGCAGAGGGGGCTCTTGTCCTTTCTGCCGTTCCTGCTTGTCGAGCTCGTGCAGTTTCATGGTCATGGCCAGGGCCATCTCGTCCTTAGCCCAGTCGTCCTTGCCGTCTTTGCTGAGCATATCCGCCGCGCTGGCGTGGATGAGCCATTCACCGAAGATGAAGGGGATCTCCACCTTGACCCATTTATCCGTGCTCGGCAGGTCACCCACATTAGTGGCTGTGATGCACTCGTAAAAATCCGCGGTGACGATGCCACTGGCGCTGGTCACTTGGTAGTAAACCTGGTCACCCACGGCGTAGGCCACCGTGGCGCTGAAGGCTGTGCCCTTGAGAAAGGGGAGGAACTTGCGCCACCTGGGCCAGCAGGTGGGCACAGGGTCAAACACGTGTATGCCCAGGTTACCCTCGCGCCAGGTGAGCGGCAGTGCGCCCTCGAAAATCTCCGGGTCCCGATCATACACCTCCAACACATCACCCAGCTTGGTTTGGCCGGTCTGCTCGAAAGCTATGTATCGGTTAAACGGCGTGAGGATTCCCCAGCGCGCCGTGTTCGTAGGCACAAAACCCCCGGCACTCGCGGTGTGCGCCTGGTAATAACGGCCCGTGGCGGGGTAAAGCACCTTGGCGCCCACGGCGTAGCTGGCGGCGCTATCGTACTCCTGGCCGCTGTAGCTGGTGGCGCATTCAGCCCACCAGGCGGAATTCTCCACCAAGGGCGTGCCAGTGGCCGGCGCGTTGTTCGTGTTCGCCGCGCGCAAGCTCTGGTAATACTTCTTGGCTGGCAGGTAATAGACCTCAGCGCCGGCCGCGTAGGTGGTGGCCCCACTCCAGTCAGCGCGGAATTTGCGCTCCTCACTCAGCATCAGGTCCGGCCAGTTCCACGCTTCCCACATTTCTTTGAGGCGCGTGTTGACGTAGCCTTTAAACAGGCCCGCTTCCTGCACGGAAAGGTCCGTGAAGATCCGGCCGGTGGCTTCGGCGGCTTTCTGCAAAACATCGTAATAGGAGATGGATCTCACTGTTGGGCAAGGTAGGAGGTAACAGGTAGGAGGTTGGCAATCTTACCTCTCACCTCATACCTCATATCTTCGGTTAGGTTTTCCACGGCGCCACGATGGGGTTATCCGCCACAAATTTCTTCACGTTCTTTTTGTCATGCCAAAAGAAAGGGTCAGTTTGTTGCCAGCGTATGTAAGTGGCCATGTCCACCACCGCGCGGAGATCGAGCTCAGACCCAGGTTTGCGCACATAATTCTTATGCGGCAGCGCGGCGCCGGCCAGCCGTTCATCGGTGCGGCCGCGTTCGCGCTCCAGTTTCTTCATGAGCATACCGCCTTCACGCAGCTCCCGCTCGAAGCTCACGGGAATGTTCTTCCATTTCGGCACCAGTATGCGCGGTGCGTTACCCGCCAGCTTTTGCAGTATGTCACTCATCGTTTCAAAAACTCCGCGCCGGGGGCGTTCAAGTCCCGGCGCGGAGCACTGACTCGCTCTCTCGCCTCTGCCTCTGCCTCCGCAGATTGTTAGGGGTGGCATCGCGCCACAGACCAAACCAGTGGTATGCGCGTGCCACTCCCTGGAAATTGTTAAACCTGTATCGCACGATCCGCCTTGCGTTTGATGGATACCCAAAGCCAAAACTCGCCCGCTGAAATCAGGTTCACAGCTTGTTCCACGCCCAGGCCGGAATTCGGTGTGATGGTGAAAACCAGGTTCGCCGCCGCCGTGATTGGCAGCGCCGCCACTGAAGCGGCCGGCACGTAGTACTCACCACCTGCCGCGAGGAGATTTGACGCCCCTAAGATCGTCCCGCCTGTGGAAGGCCCAGCGGACCCATCCGCCTGGGTTAAACCCGCCGCGTTCGTGCGTACTTCCAGCAGTGTGCCAGTCCCCAGGACATCCCCCACCGCCAGCGAGGTCAGCACGAGATCCGCCGACACACCCGCCGCCGCCGTGGACGAGGTGAAATCCGTGTAAAGGATCTTGAAGAGGTCCGTGAACCCGAGCCCGCGCGCTTCCTCGTGTTTGAGCCGGTAATGTTTCATGTAAAAGGTGTGACGCGCCCGCCATCGCGAACGAGCGCGCCACGTTTGGTTGGGACTAAACCTGAAGGTTGCGCTCAGCCTTCCGGCTGATCGTGGCCCAGATCCAGAATTCGCCAGCGGTCATTTCATCCACGTTATCCGCCGCGCCCGGGTCAGCGGTGAATAGCAGGTTGACCGCCGCAATCGCCGCATACGCGCCGATGCCTGAGCCACTCGCGTAATACTCACCACCTGCGGCCAGCAGGTCCGAGGCTGCGAGCAGGGCGGCCACGCTGCCCGTGACGCCTACTGAGCCAGTCACAGCGGCCACCACATTTGCGTTGGTGCGCACTTCGAGCAGCACGTTGTTGTTCACCACGTCGCCTATGGCCAGCGGGCAAAGCGTGATGCTCTGCGCCACGTCATCCGTCACGGTGGTGAAGTCCGCGTGGGTCACGATGAACAGGTCCGTCCACCCGATGCCACCGCGTTCCTCCAATTTGAGTCTATAAGCTCTCATTATTTTTTGTTGGTTGGTGGTTGTGGGTTGCGGGTTGGCCGGCTAACAACCAGCCACCTGCCACCCACCACCCGCAGAGTTAGGCCGTGTTCTTCCCGAGGCCGCGCGGGTTCTTCACACCGAGTGAAAACACCGTCTTGCAGTAGCCGCGAGGGCCGCCGCCGTAGTCAGGGAGATCCACCGAGTGCAATGCCTCAGCCATCTGAAGCTCCAGGAGCTCCATGTTGAGAAACAGGGCGGCGTTCACGTCACCCACACCAGCCGCGTCGATCTTCAGGAATTGGCTGGGCATCAAATGCGCCATGCCAAAGCTGCTGTCGAAGATCCGCACGCTGAGGCTGATCTGGTGCCGCACCGCGTCTTCCGTCACCTGGTAGCGGATATTTGTGGCGGATGAATTAACGCGCGTGAAGTTGTCCACCGTCTCGATGAACTCCACACCACCCACCACCTGGTAAGTTTTCTTCTCGCCATAGACCAGGTACATGGCCTGGAGCAGGCCGTTGAATTGCGCTTCGGTAATCGCGGCACTGTAGGTGCCGATGTTGGCGGCCGGCGTGAGGAAGTCCGCAGGCACCGGCTGTGTGGCTTGCGCGGTGGCTTGTATCCACTTAAACAAACCGCGCGTGACCCAGCCCGTGGAGCCTGAGCCCTGCACCATTTCCTGGTCGCCGCAGATGACGCTTTCCAGGTCGCGTTTGAGCTCGCGCACGCACTTGGCTTTAGCCTCACCGTAGAGATCACTGGTGCCGGCCACGGCCACCATCATTTCCACGTCCGTGACGGCGAAGCTGTCTTCCAGGATGTGGATGTAATTGCCGAACCGGGAGCGTTTGCTCGCCTTGTTCGAGAATGAATTAACGTCGAGACCTTCAGGCACACCCGTAGTGCGTGGGGCACGGAGTGTGTCTGCGAGTACTTCCACCAGCGTGGCCTTAGGCGCGGGGCCTTTGGAGATCATGCTGGTGACCGGAGTACCTTCCGGTTCGAGAATCGTGAGAATATCTCTCAGATCCTCGCGGTTACCGCCCGTTGTGGACGGGCTGGCATACGAATTTGCACTTGGCATCGTTAAACCTTTCGCTCTGCTGCGAAGCGCCGTGCTAAGTCTTGTGCCCGACCAGTCTCTTGGAATGTTTGCTGAGCCGCTTTGACATCGGCACTGGGTTCACCCTCCGCCGCGCGCGCCGGGGCACTGCCTCCGGTGGGGGCGCGTAAGGGTGGTTTGGTAGTGGTATTGGGGGCGGTGCCGCCGCCAGGCGCGGGTGCGCGTTTAAGGCGCGCGGCGCGGCCGGCGAGCATATCAGCCAGGCTGATACGCGCATCGGGCACTTCCCGCAGCCAGGGCAACTTATCGAGCATCGTTTGGATGTTCCGAGCCGTCTCGCTGCTTTCGTCCTTGAGCGCGGGATACGCCTTCACGGCTTCCGAGTCCCAATACTCATGCAGGTTGCGCATCTCGGTTTGGTGCTCGCGCAGTTGCCCGCGCAGATCGCCTATGTCCTCCTGCGCGCTGAGTTTCAGAGAGCGCACTTGTTCGGGGCTGTAGCTCACCTCGTTACCTTTGTCGTCGGTAAGCTGCGCGCCGTCCGCGTTCTCCTCCGCCCAGCGCACCAGCTCGCGTTTATGGGCGAGTTGTTGCTGGAGCTCTTGCTCGCGGAAGTTCCAGACCTTGGTTTTGCCGTTGACCTGGGCGCGTGTCTTGTCCAGTTCACCGGCTGCGTCCTCGGCCCGTTTCTCCGCTGCCGCCAGGCGCTCCTCAAGGGCGCGTTGTTTGGCGGTGATCTTGGCGATCCGCTTTTGATACCACTCAGGTGCGCCGGTATCTGTCTCACCTCCCTCCCCGGTTGCACCTGGTTCACCTGTTCCCGTCTCCGCATTCTCTCCAAAAAGTTCCTGCCCGGTCCCAGGCGTTTCACCGGCTGGCGCTTCTTCCGCTGGTGTTGCTCCTGGGGCCAACGTGGTGCCGGCAGTGTGAGTGCCCGCGCCCGCGTCAGGCGGCGCCTTCTTCGTCAGTTGCGCCGCTAACTGCGCCACGGTTATTCCCGCTCCCGTTTCCGTGGCTGTTCCGGTTTGGTTTTCGTCTGCCATGCGCTTTTGGTCATCCCCCGCAAGTGGGGAAACAGCTTTGATGGGCTCAAAGTCAGAAAGCCGGTTTACTTTCGTCAGGCGCTTATCCCCGCCAGAGGGAGTCAGAGCTCTGTGAAAAGCTCAGGATGCGCTTCTAAACCTGGAGAGAGAGAAGGGGAAGAGACTGGTGTACGAGTTGACACCAGTTAGCACTACTTGGCGCTAGTTTGTCGGGGCAGGAGGGAGGAATTTTTGAAGGTGGAAGCCGATTTCACCCGGCTTTAGACATGCCAGCGCCAGGTCTGTGATCTCCCATTTACAGTCGATACAAAACCAGCCTTGCCAGTGCTCGTGGTCCACGCGCCGCAGTGTGCCGTAGATGCACCTGGGGCAATCCTTTTCATAACGCAGCGTGCCTGGGGCGAAAAACGGCATGCCGGCCGGTGAGTAACAGTTTTTGATCGTGCCGCTGCTCAGGTTCACGGGATCTTGCCTTGCGCATCGTCCTCGCGGATCTTCACGGCGCGCGCGTGGATGGCATCGTAAACAGCCTTCCGCTCCGGGTAACTCTCCCGTGCCCACGTTTCGCTGACTAGCACGGCCTCATGCTCGGCAACGTAGATGACAGGCGCGCCATCATAACTGGCGCACAGCGCGGCCTCCGCATCAGCCAAGCCTGTGGCACCAGCGTAGAAAAATAGCTCATCACCTCGCCAACAAATCACACCCATGGCCGGCCGCCAACGATTCGCCTCCTCCGGCGAGAGCTGGGGTGTTATGCAGTAAGTTTGCTCTTTCATTTTTCCAATTTCCGCTTTTCCAATTCCTCCAGTCTCCGTTTCAGCTTGCGTTGTGTGCGTTCAAACCAGCCGAGTTTATCAATGGCCCAACCTAGCAGTTGGTCCAGGAGTATCAGAGCCCCGAGCAGGATTTCGTTCATTTCTCCTCCGCTGGCGGTTCGATCAGGGTTTGGATGCGGGCTTTGATTTCATCCACGGCATCCACACTGCCCATGGCGTGGGCGAGCACGCCGTGGTTGTTAGACTCCGCCGCGCCGCAGCCCTGGGCCAGGCGTGTCTTGCGCACGTCATCCAGGAGGGCCACCACGGCGGGAAAGCGCGGGTCACTGGCCAGCGCCCAAATATCCCGCGCCACATGCTCACCCGGGAGCTGGTCCGCCGCCATCTGTAGATCTTTGAAGTTCATTTTGGTTCGTGTTTCAGTTCCGTTTCCCACCTGGCGGCAGATGCCTTTCCCCGCTTAATGCGGAGCGCAGCTTTCCTGCGGTTCGCGTTGCGGCTCCAGTCTTTTCGTGATTTGCGCCGATGAAAACTCATCCCGTGCTAGGCGTCGTTTTTGATGCTCAATCCAGTGTTCGGCACGATCACTGTTTCGCGTTTCTCGCCGACTCACACATGACACACCCGCAGCCCACCTTTGGAGCTTCTATCATCGTGTGTTTTCGCGTGATTAGAAATCGGACATCCAGCCAGATTTGCCGAACCATGCGCTGCACCGAACCGCCAATTGCGCTTGGTGATTTGCCTTGGGGTTTCTCTTTCATACGTCAGTTCGTGGCGGTTGGTGAGCTTATTCGTTATGCCTCGCGGTCCCACCATCTCGGCGGCAACGCCATGAAGACGCTTTTGGTTTTGTGTTCGCCGATGATGTTCTCCGTCACCGTCCGCGATTCCACACGGATTCGGCCAGTCGCTAGCACTCGCAGACGGTCCCGCCATGAGAGTTCCGATGTCACGCGGCACACGAGCACGTCTTTGTGTGTCGGCGGTGCTTCCGGCAGGTCGCAGTGTTGCGGTGGCCAGAGTTTGCATCGGAGTTTGTCCCGCCACGTCCACGGGCGCGAAAGGCATAACGAGGCGCTGGAGCGCAACGCCGGGAAAGCGTTTGCGGTTGTGCCTTGAGGGTTCGGTGACTTGAGTTTTGCGATGCGCTCCACGATCCACTGCATGGCCTCAGTATCGTCATTGGCTACTTGCTTTTCACCCGTCGCCACTTGCCGGATTTCCTCGATGGCGTCTCGCGCATCAGTCAGAGCACCGAGCGCACACTGATGACACAGATTCATCGCGGGATCATCATGCCACTCGCAGCCTTCGAGCAGGAACATCGCAGCGCCACAGCAGGCGCAGGCTGGGTTTTCAGCGTCCCATTCATAATTCACCGAACACGTCGCTCCAGGCGGCGGCGGGGAGCCGGTTGAGTCGGGCCTTGGGTCAGTGCCTTTCATTTGCCATTTCCATTTCCTTTCAACCCTGCCATCTCGCGCACACTCTCGCGATAGTATTTGAACTCACTGCCGAAACGCCGGCCGCGCAGCACACCATCTTCCACCAGCACTTTGAGCTTGCGGCTGGACATTCCGGTGAGATCCATCACGAGTTGCCTGCGCAAGAGCACGGGCAAACAGTTGAATTGTTCCACAGTCATTTGAGTCCATGCAGCGCGATGCGCCAGTAAGCCAGCAGCTCGCCTACAGCCTGCGCCAGCGCGAGCAGCAGGAGAACCACGATGAACGCATCCCACAGGTTTGGTTTGTTTTTCATTCAGTCACCGTTTGCTCAGCGGCCAGCAAGCGCATTTTCTGGTGCCATTTACGGCCGCAACACGGGCACTGGACGGATACGGTGGTGTCCTCAGGTAACGCGGGTGCATCCTCGTCCCGCTGTTTGTGGTAACCCAGGTTCAAGCCCAAGTGCGCGGGCAATTCCCAGCCGCAATCACATTCTTTGGCTCGCTGCTCTTTCGTAGCTGTCAAGTTCATGGTTTCCTTCCTTCACCCATAGGCCCCTCCTCCGGTGCATTCGAGCGCGCCGGCATCTGCAAAGAGCAAATTGCCAGCGGCCATGAGCCCCAGGCAATCCACCGGGTCTTTGCACGCGCCTTTTTGCCCATCGCGCCCCGTCCAATTTTGGAGCGCCCAAATCGTGTTGCGGCAATTCCGGCTCACATAGAGCCGGGGCTCATTCATCAGCGGTTCCAGTGGCCGGTCTGTGTCCCAAGCCAGAAGATCGTTTATGGCGCTCACCTTCTCCTCGATCTCGATACCGCTCCCCGGCACAAAGGGCATGGCTGGGCCTATGAGTTTATCCTCACGATCAAATTGTTGTTCGTTCATCCGGTCCAAGAGACACGTGCCGCCTTTGTCCGCCGCCACCTGGGCCTTAGCCGCGCGCGGGTCCATGATGCGTTCGAGGATCGCTTCACCAGGTATGAGGTCAGAGGTATGAGGTTCGAGTCCTACCTCATCCCTCTTACCTCTTACCTTCCTCCCCATCTCTTCCGAGAGAAGTAACTTTTTGTAGTCCACAATGCCGTAACCCAGCGAACGCTGGGCGGGTCCTGGCGCGCCGTCCAGGTGCGTGTTGCTTTCGCTGGCCACGGCCCACTCACCGTAACGGTCCACATCAGGCCATTCCCGGTAAATGTAATGACGGCCGAAAGGGTCCACACGCACCCAAAGCAGAAACCAATTACGGGCGCCGGCCGGGTCCGCGATGCAGTAGTTTGTCCCATCCACGGGTATGCGCGCCTCATCCACGATGTTGTGCGCGCCGAACAGCGGGAACACATCGCCAAAAGTTTTCTCAGTGTAACCATAAGCTCGCACCATCACAAAGCTGCGGTCTTTCCCGGCGCATTCCTTCACCAGCTCCGGGTAATTGCCGAACGGGTTCATGTCCGAGTGAAAGAAGATCACCCGCCAGTTTGGGCTCACCGGCTCCATCACATAAGGCATGTGGCCAGGCGGGCCTTGCGGCACGTTCACCGTGTCCGGCAGCAGCTCGGACTTGCGCCACTGGGTCACACGCGCGCCGTCCTGGATCTGTTTTACCGTCATGCTGTAGCCTTGCACCGGCGTAAAGGTCACTATCATTTGGCCGGCGCGCGTCACCAGGCGGAAGCCGAGGGTCTCCACCCACGCCCAGGGCACAAGCTCATCACACCACACCAGGTCAAGCTCCCAGCCTTCGAGCACGCCTATGTCCTGCGCGTAATTGTAGAACCAGCATTGCGAGCCGTTGGGTGCCACGAAGGTGTTTTCAGTGAAGCCGCCTTTGCGCGAGTATTTGAGGTTCGCCACTGAGCCCTTGGGTGCCGCGAGCCATTCCGGTGGCAGGAACTCGTGCACGTAAGGTTGTTGGAGCGCCACACTGTTTGGCCCGGTGGCTTGCAAACACATCACGCGCCGGTCTGGTTTGCTGGCCATCATGGTCACGATGCGCCTGGCCGCGTATTTGGATTTGGCGCTGCGGTTGCCACCTAACACGAGCAAACGCGGCGCCGCCTCCAAAAGCGCGTCCGCATCTTTCCAATGCGGGAGATACACGCCGAAGTGGTAAGGGTCGTTCTTCTCGTTTTGAATCATCTCCTCGCGCGAGTGGAGCCAGTCGCAAAATGCGTCCGGCCCACCCATGCGCGTGATGGCGGCGCGCGCCTCCTCCACGGTGCCCGGGAGTTTGAGCACCGGATGCGCGGAGGGCTTGAACCCCGCCAGTTTTTCAAGCGTGTCCATCAGAGCTTGCGATAAACGCGGCCGCGCCGCGCGTTAGAGCTTTGCACGCGCATCTTGCGCGTGAGATCGGTTACCTGGACCAGGCCGGTCCTGCGTATCTGCGGCCAGATCGTGCCCCACGTGTTGTTATGCCCAGGCGGGTCCGGCACGCCAGCGGCCAGCGCCTCCACACGAAAATCCTCGCCAATAAACGTGTAATCATCAGGCTTGGCCGCCAGCCATGCCTTGAAATAATTCACCACCCGCAACACCCACGCACTTTTCTGGCGCACTGCGCAGCCCTCACGCCGGCGCGTCCGTTTCGGCCGTTTGTCCTCGGGGAAAAGTGTGAGCTGGTCGATCACAACACTTGCCACACAAAGCCGTCACACTTGTGCGCCTTCTTATCCTTGCGCTGGCGTATGCGCCCGGTGTTAAACGCCAGCTTTTGTTTGGCGAACAGGGTGCTAATAGCGCCCCAGGCGTTCTTATGCGGCTCAGGCATGCCAGCGGCTTGCGCATCATGGCGGAATTCTTCAAACAGGAATTCGTAGCCCGCACCTTTGGCCGGTGCCCACTTCTCCCGGAAATAATCCATGATGAGCGCCACCGCCTGCTCGTTGTTCACCAGCACCCGCTCGATGCCCTGGTCCCTCGCCGCTTCGCCGTTCATACGCCGAGCCTCGCGTTTCTCCGCCGCCGGTACGCCAGCTCCCGGTAAACGCGTTTGCGGCGTTGCTCGCGCCAGCCGGCGCGCGGCCTGCGGAATTCACGCACAGGCGCCCGCGTCGGCATGACGAGCAAAGACGTGGTGACTGGCTCCGGGCCACGCGGCGCCAGGAGCGCCACCATGGCCGCCATGAAGTTGGTTTTGTTCATGCCCTTTTCACCCCAGCCCACCGCCACACAGTGGCGCCAGTTTCGTCTGTTTGAGCACCTCAGCACGCAGCGCCTCGATTTCAGCCTGTTGAAAAATGTGCGGCCGCACCAGGGTCGAGCAAAAGCTCAAGGTCCCTTCTTTGATCTTGTAACGGAGGCGCGCTTCCAGCGGCCGCTTGGGACACCCCTCCCACAAGGCCATACTCAGCGTGAATGACGAAGGCACTTCGAGTTGGCCTTTATGTCCCGCCTTGGTCTCCATCGCCTCCTCGTATTGGATCTGCTCGGTGCCGTTCTCCAGGCGTATGCCCTTTTTGAAGTTCACACTGATTTTGGCGGTCAGGTTTCGCGACATATCGAGCATCTCACCCGCTGGCGGCGTGGTGACGTCCGCGGCGTTCTCATCCAGAAACAGCGCGAAGGCTTCTTGATTCATCCATTGACCATTTACGACGCGCCAGCGAGTCCACTCCTCGGTTTGCAGCGGCTCGAAATTTGCCCGGTGATGGCCCCAGCTCGGTTTCCCTGGCTGGTGATAATCCAGCACGGCTGTGAGCTTGCCCATTTTCATGTCCATGAAAATCTTGGTGCCCGCCCCTTTGAATTCATTCACGTAACCGCAAAAGGATTCCAGCCGGTCAAAGTCCAAGGCTTGGCGGATGCGCCGGGGCGCCTCCAGGAACTTCTCCAAGTCGTACACTGTAGCCCGGGCGGGTATCACCAGATACTCCGTGCCGTCTTTGGTCGTGTTCGGTTTGATGCCTGTCTGGAGCAGCTCCAGGGCTGTGTCCACCAGGTTAGGGTCTGCATCGTTCATAATTTTATGCGTTAGCGGTCTGTGGGGTTGCGGGGGTGGTTTGAGCGCCAGGCACCACGTCAAACATATCGCGTTGGCGCGGGTTATTACGCACGAGTGCGTTGGTGTCCGTGGTGAAGAACGTCGTGCTGTCCTTCTCCGGCCGGGGCTCTTTCACCGCCCAATCAGTGGTCACCAGCACGGTCTCGCCGCCGCTGGACGGGGTGAATTGGAATTTGATTGATAGCGCACCCTTGCGCCCCGTATCGCGCACGGTCTGGATCAAGTGCGTGAGGTCATCGGACAGTTCAGAAGCGGTGAGCCCCTTGCGGAGTTCACCGAGCATGGTTAGGAACGCATTGTTGGTTATTTCCATAGTTGGACCTTTCTTTTTTGTTTACAAAATCTCCTCGTGGACTCCCTCGCCTTTATCCTTCGGCTCGGGCTCTGGCTCCGGTCCCATCTCCTCGAAGCGCATGCTGGCTTTTTGGAAAAGGAACCTGCAATCCCCGGTGGGGCCGTTGCGTTGTTTGGCAATTATCAGGTTGATACGCCGCCAGTTTTTACTCCAATCCTTCTTGGCGCCGTTCCGTTTTTCGAGCTCCTCCACTTCTTCAGGTTTGAGCTTCGGCCGGTAGAGCATGCCCACCACATCCGCGTCCTGCTCGATGGAGCCACTCTCGCGCAGGTCAGCCAGTTGCGGTTTTGAGCCCGGGCGTTTCTCCAGCTCGCGGTTGAGCTGGGCGAGCACAAGCACCGGGATTTTTAGTTCCTTCGCCAGGGCCTTGAGCCCGCCAGAGATCTCCGCCACTTCCTGCTCGCGATTGTGAAAGTAATGCGTGGGCCGCATGAGCTGGAGGTAATCCACCAGCAGAAAGCGGATGCCATGCTGGCGGTGCCAACGCCGCGCGCGCGCGCGGAGTTGCAGCACGTTTATGCCGCTGGTCTCGTCAAACCAGATCGGCGCCAGGCTCATCTTCAAGTTTGTGTCGATGAGTTTGGGCAGGTCCACATTCTCCAGGTTGCCACTGCGGAAGCGTTGGAAGTCCGCGCGCGCCCTGGAGAACAGGCCGCGCGCGGCGAGCTGCACGGCGGTCATTTCCAGGGTGAACACGCCGCAGGGTATTTTTTTCTCACACGCCAGGTGCTCCACGATCTGCATACCCAGGCTGGTCTTACCCATGCCAGGCCGCGCGGCCATCACGATCATTTCAGAGGGCACGAGGCCCAGCAGCATTTTGTCCAGGTACTGGAACCCGGTGGAGAGGCCCATAAGCTGCGCGCTGCCGCGTTTGTATTCTTCGATGCGCTCCACCACCTCAGCCAGCGGCTCGCGTATGTGCATCTCGTGCGCGGCCACCCGCGTTTCGTTCACCGCCAACACCTCGCGCTCGATGCGGTCAAAGAACTCATCCACGGAGTGGGTGCCGGTGTAGATGTCGGCCGCCACACCGGAGCACACCTGAAGCATGCGGCGCAGCAGATATTTTTCGCGCACCACCTCCAGGTATTGGCCCACGTTGGCCACGCTGGGCGCTTCATCAGGCAGCGTGCTCAAGTACTCGAGCCCGCCTATCTCATCAAGCGTGCCCCGGTCCTTGAGCCAGCGGTGCACGGTCACCAGGTCGATGGCTTTCTCCTTCACGTCCATGGCCAGGAGCTCGGTGTAGAGCGTGCGGTTGCGCAGGTCATAGAACGCCTCCGGGTCACGGAGTTTTTCCACACACTCGGTAAGCACGTGGGCATCCTGCAAGCAACAGCCCAGCACACTGCGCTCCATCTCCGGTGCGTGCGGTGGGAGTTTCTCCACGTCACTCACCCAGGGCACGGTTCGGCGTTTCACGGTCTTATTTTGCGGCATTGTTTCGCTCATGGTTTTTTCTCCGGTTCAGGCCCCAGGGCGATCTGCCTCTGGAGCAGTTTCATTTCTTCGGTGATTTTTCGGAACTCGTAGAGCTGCGCGCTGCTGGCCGGCGCATCAAACGCGGCTTTGGGATGGCCCGGGTGTTCCTCCATCAGTTTGCTGAGCTGATCCAGCCGTGTTTTTTTCTCCCAAAGCGCGGAGGCGCTGCTCCTGGACCCGGGAGCGCGCGGCACACGGCGGGCTTTTTCTGCAAATCCCTTGAGCCACCCGCGCGGGTTGGTGATGCGCGTGCCCCTATACATCCAGCCCAGGCCATCGTGATGGGTGAAGAAATTTTTGCAGACGTCCTCAGGCACACCGTCCATTTTTCCCCACTCGATCACCTCCGCAAGTGTCGGCACGATCACTTCGCAACTTTGAAAATCACCCCGCGCGGGAGTGTGTTTATCAGTATCTGGAGATGGAGATGGAGGTTCGTTCCCAGTTCGTTCCCCAGTTCGTTCCTCAGTTCGTTGGCAGTTCGTTCGCCTCATGGAGACCAGCCGCCTACCAAACTCACTGTCTCCCTTGCGCTTGGCTCCCGAGGCTTTTCCACCTTTCCGCCTGGCCTCGATGAACTCGATGTGTTCCTCCCTCATTCTTTGCAAAATGATTGCAGTGATGTAGGTGGGTCGGCTACGAACTGGAACGAACAGCGGGCGGATCTTCTGAGCGCCACCGTTGAACCAGTCAGAGCCCAGCCTGGAGAACTCGGAAAGGAGCTGGTCATCGTCGGGCAGGCCATCGTTGAGCCAGTCCATGTTGAGCAGGCGGATGTAGCCACCCTCCTCCGCTGCGGTCATCTTGAGAATGTCCATTGAGGCCAGCCAATCTTTGGGCCACATGTGAAACCAAGGCAGGTTCAGTGCGTTCATTTTCGTTCGCTTTCATCCACGCGGCGCAGCCAGGCGCCACGGTGCAGTTTGAACTCCCAAACCACACCGCGCGGGCTCACCAGCACAAGCCGCTCACGCCGGCGCAACGGCAGGGATGACCACATCCAGCCGCGCGAGAGCAGAGCGGGCAATTTTTTCAACCGGACTCGTACCCAGGGCATTTTGCTTTGCGGAGGAGCAAAGCACGGGCGAGTTCCACGCGGGCCTGGCGTTTGATGCGTATGGCCCGCAATTCGGTCACGGTCAGAGTCTCGATCTGGTCCAGATGCACCAAGTCCAACCTCACGAGCTGCTCAGTGAGGCGCTTGCTTAAAGGCAGGCTGCAAATCGTGGGCATCAGTATTTGCCTCGGTAACGCGGGTAAGGCCCCACAAACTCGAACACATTGTGGAGCTTGCCGTAGGGCACCGCAGTGACGCGCATACCAGGCAGGAAATTGGAGGAGTCACGCACGCGCACCACCACCACGGCTTTGTCATCGTCCAGGCATTCCAGCACGTGGGCATTGTGCGATTTTTTGCGGACAGTGAACTCGTAAAGGGCTTGAGAATCGGCCTGCGGTTCTTCCAGGACACTCGTTGGCAGCCATTTTTCCAGCTCATCGGCGGGGAGGACGAGCTTGGCCAGTTTTTGCGCGCCAGAAGGCGAATAGAGAAGGCGGCGGCCGTTTTTGACGAAATCAGAATTTTCCGTGAGGTGCTTTTGACGCAGGCGAATAATTTCACGGCGATCAATGCCCAAACGATTCGCCAGATGCGATTCCCAGTGCAGAAATTCATCCTTTGCAGAGAAATTCCGCGCGTCTGAATGACTCGGCACCAGGCGGGCGGCGCGCGCGCGCGACCCCCCCCCCCCCCCCTGCTCGCCCGTGCGCTCGCCTGCGCTCGCGGCCGCGTCCCCGGGCTCCCGCGCGGGCTCACCTGCGGCCGGCACACGTAGCTTGTCTCGTAGTTCAGCCATTTCCAGACTCCTTTAGTGGTTCCGGTGCAGCCCCTTGGCCATCTGCCGCCTCTGATACGCCATCAGCGGCACCGTTCGAGAGCTCCAGGACGTCCACCTGGGCTGCCGGCCTGGGGTTCGCTGATGGCAGCGACTCCAGCCAGGCGTTGAGCTCCTCATGCGAGATCCGCCTGGCCGTGACGTGCTCAATCCGCGCCGTTGGCAGGCCATCCAGGGCCGCCTTTTTGTCCAGAAGCACCGCCGTGGCAATCGGTAGCTGGCCGGCCGCGATCAGATTCTTTGCCGTGGCATCCTCCAGGTTTTCGAGCGAGTAGATCACGCAGCGGTCCAGCCGGCGCGCGATCTCTTTTCTGAGTGGCTCCAGGTCGCCGCGTGCTTCCATCACCTCGCGTATCGCGTTCACAGAGTTGCGCGAGATGCCGTGCCTGGCCGCGATTGCTCGCCGGCTCAGCCCCGTGAGCAGGTCCGTGCACACTGACCGGCACAGCTCCTCGTCCCGCGAAACAAACGCGCCGCTGTGCACGTAGGCCTTCCTCCGCGCGAGGTCCACCAGGTGTTGGTCGATCTCTTCCAACACCGGAAAAACGAGCTGGTCAGGCTGCGCTGGCATTGTTGGCATCAGTGACGGCCGGCTCATCACCCGGCACTTCGCCCACGCCAGGCATGGCCCGGGAGGCGAGAAACTTGTTTATGGATTGCCCGCTCACCAGGACGTTGCCGCAGGCGAACGCGTCCAGGTCCCGGGCTTTGATACGCTCCCGCACCCAGCGCGTGCTCATCGAGAAAAACGCGGCCGTGTCGCGCACCGTGTAAAGGCGTGATTCCGCCAGTCTGACTTTCAACCTGGGCATTCCGCAGGACGGGTTAGGCAGCGCGCCGGCCTGGAGGCCGTAGCTGCGTGATTATCCGCTCAATCAGTCGGTGTTTTCTATCGTGCCGCGCGAGCATCGCGAAATAGCTGCTCCGATTCATCGGCACACTCAGGCTTGCGGCCAGGTCGGCCACACGCTGATCCACCAGGTCCGCCTCGTCGTTCGACATCGACACCCCGAAGGTCTTGGATTGGGTCCTGGTGGTTGCTGTCATCTGTTCGTCACATTCTGCCACACCGTAGCAATCTGCAACAAAAAAGAACAGGGCGGCCACCTGGCCGCCCTACGTTGCTATGTCTCAGGGGTTTATCCTTCAGCCGCCTTAGGTAGAGGCACCACCTGGCCAGGCGCCGGCGCCTGATAGCTCACCACAACGTCATCACCATTGAGGATTCCAGTGTAGAAGTTTTGAGTTGTCGCAATGCGTGCGTGTCGCAATTTGCGCTGCGCAACGGCGATGCCATGCTGCACCGCGACCCGATAACCAAAGTACTTTCTGAGAGCGTGGTGGGTCTTACTCCCGGTCCAGCCAAGTAAACGCATCCACCGGCTCACACAAGCCACCGTCACACTGCCGCTAATCAGTCGCGCATTCGGCCCCAGCTTCCGCGCCGCCAGGTAGGCTTTGATGAATTGCTCGAATTCAGCCGGCAGCCGTTCGTTGCTGCCGTTCTTATTCTTCGTGGCGTTGCCTGGCAGCGTCACACACCAGTGCCCATTGACTTCACCGAACCAGGCCGCACGCGCCGCCAAAACTTCACCCCTGCGCAAGCCTGCGCCAAGCTCCAGAGCGATCATGACAGCCATCTCGGAGCGGCGCGCCGCAAAGTCCGGCCCGCGATCCCGGCCGTTGCCATCCACCCACACACCGAAACCGGAGCGCATCGCGCGGTCCATCATCCGCCTGTGCCCCTCCAGTGTGCGGCGGATTAGTGTGTCACCTGGTTGGACGTACATCGCGGTCTTCACACCCAAAATTTTAGGGGCTGCCACGAAGTCCGTTTCAAAGGCCACAGGAAACACCAGCCCAGCGTCCCGGTATTGCGCCATGAGTGCCGGCAGAAACAACGCGCGTGCCTGGGTCCAGGAAGAATTCGCGGAGTATTGCGCGCGGTTGAGCGCCGCGCGGTACTCGGCCGTGTTGAGGTTCTGCGCGCGGACAGACTTGACGGCACAAGCCTGAAAATCGCGCACCACTTTACCTGTGAGCGTGTCCACCGTCAGCGCCAGCACATTGACCGCCTCACCGAAAACTTTCCGCAGAAGGCAGCACAGGCTCCTGATTCCATCACGCGGCCGCACGACCTTGGCGAGCTGCTCATAGAGCGCGCACACCTGGGCCACCGTCGCGTACTTGAGCGGATCACGCAGCCGCGAGGCATCCAGGGCCGCCTGGTCACCGTTGAAAATAATGTCCAGAAAACCCGGCGCCTTCGTGCGTGCGGCGTCCGCGTCGTTGGTTTCCATGCAGCGCCAAATATCGGTGCCCTTGCGAGTCACGCGCAGATACCAGTGCGCCTCCGTGGTCTGCTCTTTCTTCCAGAGCTTGTACGTGCGGCCGTTAAAAATTAGCGGCACCTCGAAGCGCCCGTTTACCGGATTGATGTCGCCTTTGTATCGTTTCAGTTTCATGATTTGAGAGAGCGCCGGCCACCTTGCGGCGGCCGGCATTGGTTGAGGTTTACAGGCCAGGGTCCGCGTCAGAGGGACCGTCGCCCAGGTCCTCACAATTCCATTCACGGACTACGCGCGCCGTGGTGGCCACGCTGGCGTGTTTCAGCGCGCGCCGCGCCGTCTCCACCGTGTAAGCAGCCGGCGCCGGCTGCCAGCTTGCCGCGCGCTCGAACGAGCCCACGGGAAAGGACACATCGCGCACGTAATCGCCGCCCGCCTTGATGCAGGTTTCGAGGTGCGCCACGTCTTGAGCGGCGCAGGTGAACCGGCACCCGCCGCAACGCACGAGCACCTGGCAGAGGCGATCTATCGCCACGAGCTTTAGGAGTTCTTTGTCAGTGATGAAGCCGTAGGGCTGTGATTTGATGAATGTTTGCAGTGTGTTCATTTGGTTTTGTTGGTTGAGTTTACAGTGGGGGGTTTTCGTGATCGGTGTTGCCTGGCTGCTCATCCGCGCGCGCCTGGATTTTGTCATCCTCGCGCCGGCAGTCACGGCAAAGTCCATCGCCGCAGTTGTCCAGGAGTTCAGTGCAACCACAGCCTGGGCACCGTCCGGTCACCGTGAACGCCGCGAGGTCCTTGATGTTACTGGCCACAAGCGCGCGCTGCGCAGAAGCCGCGGCGCGTGCCGCTGGAGTGTCGAATAGTGCACCAGGAAAAAGGTCCTGCGTTGTTGGTTTCTTCATTGGTTTTATTGGTTGAGGTTTAGAGCTCTTTTCTCCTGGGCGAGCAGGGCGGCATGCAGCCACACCCCACGCCGTACCAGTGCATCATGCGCGGCGATATAGTTACACTCCTTCACACTCTGTGCGGCCCACGCGGTTTCTCGTGCAGCGTGCTCTAGGTAGCAGTGCGCCCAGTGCTCCGAACCACGCGCTGCACGCAACGGCTCCACCGTTGACGTTCCGCGCTTATCTTGCTTTCGATGTTTTGTCTTCATTTGGTTTTGTTGGTTGAGGTTAAACGATCATCGCGCCGGCTTTGGCCGCAGCGGCGTAAATCTCCGTGCAGACTTCGCGCACAATCGGGCGCATCATTTCGTTGAGTTCTTCATCCGTCAGCTTGACGGCCGGCGCCGCCAGCGCCGTCAGTTTCGCCCTCAGTTGCGACTCGAAACAATCAATCGCCCACTTCGGGATCATACCCACGGAGACGATGGCCGCCTCGCCCCGTGCGCAGATTATCTTGTAAAGCCCAGCACCGAGTGCCGCGCTATCCACCGTCAGACCTTCGATTTTGCTTTTCATTTTGTACCTTGGTTGAGGTTTCGTTTTGCTGTTTACCAGCTACGAGTCAGGCTACGAGATGGCCCTGGATTTTGCAACACAATTCTCCACAATCTGCAACAATCTGCACAGCTAAAGCGGCATGTGTTATGCGTTAAGTTGCTCCAACAATAGGCACTTACAGTGCAAACACCTTGCCAGCAAAATACTTGTAGAAATTGCTGTTTCTCAGCAAATGCCACAAAAACACTGATGAATTATCAATTTTGACCTCTGAAACAGACCCGCAACACCAACGACTTACAACGTGCGGACAAACCAACTACGTCCTAGACTACGTGCCTGGAGCCATGGCGCGGCCGCGCGATCCTCGCGGTATCCTCGCGGTATCCTCGCGGTATCCGCGCGCCGTCCATCCGGCCAGGACGACCCGGACGGATGGCGGCGCCATGAGCCCGAGGGTCAAAAAGAGGGGCAAAAGGGTCATCCTGCCGTTGTCAGTTTCCTTAACACTTTTGGACTCAAAAATGCCGCTGTGCATAGAGTCCGGCCGGTTCCCCTTAACAAGTCTCCGACTCAGGGGGACACCGCGCAGTGTGCGTGTGTCGCTGGTTGACACACGTTGACGGCGGCGTATTGTGTGCGCACTCCTATGAAAAAGTTTCTCTGGATCTTCATGGCCGGCGTGGCCTTCGGCTCCCTGGTCAGTTCCCTGGTCGCGCTGCGTATCCTGCCGCGTTACCAGTTCACGAGTGCGCAGTGCTCGGACGCGAGCGGGACCGTGACGGTGCTTTATCGCACGGACCTCTGGACCGGCGCCACCACGCGCACCTTCGGCGCGAGCACCTGGCACCCGGTGCGCGAACGCTAAAGCCCCGGCACGCATCCGCCGCCCACCTTATGACACCCGGCGAAGAGGACGAAGTGCGGGATGGCTGCGGGCTCCTGGTCCTGGTCATCGCGGCCGTGCTTGTGGGCACGGTGTTGGGGGTCATCCTGTATCAATTCATTAAAACCCCGTGAGACCCGGCACGTATCCGCCCCTTGACAACACACTGTGCCACAGTGTAACAATAAGGGGTATGGCACAAACAAAAGGGCGCACCGTTAAGAGTACGCAGGCACAGGCTTCGCGCCCTGGCAGCATCACGTTCTCGATCTCGTGCCAGATCCAGGATAAGGACCGTATGGACAGCCGCGCGCGGGCTTTGGGCATGGATCGCTCCGCGTATCTCGTGGCACTCGCGCGCCAGGACATGGTGCGGGACGGCGAATTTGTCATGGTGCCCGAGAAAGATCTAAGGCAGGCGGAAAAGGTTTTGGCAGGTGACGAAGCGGCGCCAGTGGAAGCGGGCGCCTGAGAGGCGGTTTTGCCGGCCGGTAATTCAGTGAAGCTCTGCGGCGGGCGTTCACTGGGTTGAGAGAGCACCACCTTGGTTGAGAGTGCCACCGGCCGGCTCCAATTTACGAAAAAAGCTATATGCTCACACTACCACCGGACCCGGCAGACCCCAGGTTACTGCTGGCCATGGCGCAGATTAAAACCGTCCTGCGCGAGCACGACATTGCCGGCATCGTCCTGCTCCAATCCGAGACGCACGGCGAATGGTGTTATCGGATCAACCCGAGTTGGAGCGCGGCGCGCGTCCTGAAGGACGTACAGGGGCACGAGCGCATCCATTTCGATGCGACCACCAAACAGAAGCGGTTGCTGGACCTCACCACGGGCATGGTTATCACCTTCCGCGATTCGGCAGACCGCATCTCCGCGCACATGGAGCTCATGCTGGTGGAGCTGGCCAAGCACCTGGAGATACAGCACGTGAGCCGAGACACCTGCGGCATGCCAGCGCCTTCACCTTCACCCAGCGCAGCGGCCACGTGAAACTTCTGTTCAATGATCCCGAGGAGTTCCTCGTGGAAGTGGAGGCCAGGCCGCCAAACCTGGAGCCCATCGTGCGGGTGACCATACAGCACACCACCAGCACGGTGAGCCCAAACATCCGGCATGTATCCGTGCACGCCACCTACCTGCGCAAGATCGGCGCGCCCAGGCTGCTACTTGTGGAATTGACCCGGTATTGTGGCGAGTATTGGGGTCCCCATTTCCCGGCCGACAGTTTGAACACAGCAAACGCCCTGGTGAATCACATCACCGGCCGGCTCAAGGCACTGAGCTTATCCCCCTGCCCGGGCTCCTATCAGGACCTGGAGCCCCAGCCCGATCCACCCCGCGAATGAATGCCACCACACCCACACCCACACCCATCGTCAAGCGGCCGTCACTACTGAACCGCACGCACGTGCGCCGCTTCGCCCTGGAGGTGAGCGTGACCACCGGCCGGCCGTTTAACCGTGTGTCCGGCGAATTCTTGGATGACCTGGAGGAATCACTCCGTATCATGATCGCCACGCGCGTGCACCGGGCGCGCTCGCGCGTGACACTCAAGCCGTGAAGACAATTCCCGTGACGGTGCACATTTCCGAGGTCGAGCAGCGGTTGCTCACCGCGCTCACGGATGCGCACGGCTGCGACTCCGTGGAGGACGTGATCCTGAAGCTGATAGACCACGCGCAACAAGGCGTTTATCGGCCAGGTGCCTGGGAACGCATGTGGCTCATCCAAGCCTTTGGAGATGACTTTGTGGACAAGCTCCAGCCAGGCGATCCTTACGGCCGGTCAGGCGGCGAGAGTATCTTTCAGAAACCAAAAACCAACCCATGATAATAGCACGCTCCACCACCGGCGCCGGCGATCACTTCATCCTGCTCGGCTTATCACGCGCAAACATTGAACGGCTCCAGAAGTTCGAGCCCATTGAGATCACCACCGCCACGCACGGTTCCGGTGTGCCGGCTGGCTGGGTGATCGCGATTATGTTTGGTGAGACTGAGCTGGACATGAAACGCCAGCTCGAAGCGGCCAAGCTGTTCGACAAGGACACAATGATGACCATTGACCCACGGCTGGAGCAACAATGAGCACGCCTTCCAACCCGGCACAAAACCCCCACCGCAATAATTTCAAACGCCAGATTGCCCCTGGCATTTGGGAGGACACAGCCGGGGGCATCCATTACAACGTGCCTGAGCTCCTGGCGCTGTTTGATCTGCCGGACACACCGGAGGACCGCGCGCGCGCCATGGCGAGCATCAAGGACACACTCAGTAAACAGGTGCCGTGGACCAAGATCATCGAGCGGCACAGCCCGGAGGATTGAATTATGGCCCGCGTGCACCTCATCCAACACCTGTGCCCCGCGCGGCACTGCATCATGGCGGTGGCTTACCAGCCGGACGAGCACACACACGAGCAAGCCCTGGAGCGGTTACGCGGCATGGAGGCCAGTCTCAAGGTAAACCCCTGGTGCGGCATCTGCGGGTCCACAGAGCTGCGTTTCGAGGATAGTGAGACGATTTACACCACCCTGGCGGAGGCCACACCCGCGCTGGCCCAGGCGCAGCTCGCAAACCTGGAGGCCATGCGTTACTTCGCGGATCGGCCCAAGACCAACTAACACCCATGCGCCTGATCGCAGCCCTTATCGCAGGTTTTGCCTGCGGCTATTTCTTCGGCCTATGGTCAGGGGCTTGGTTGGCCAAACGCTGGCTCGCAGAGCAGCTCCGCTTAGCCAAAGAGGCCGCACTTTCCCCCCACCCAACAACACAACCCACAAAACAAACAACCAAATGAAGACATCGCCCGCCGCAACCAAACCCAAAGAAATGCAGTGGACAGCTTATTGGCGTTCCCACGCGGATCTACTGCATGAGATACAGAAAGAATACCCCAGCGCACGCGGCCACAGCGCCGGCTTCGAGCGCGCGTTTCGCGAGCGTCCTGAGTGGAAGGCGCTCCTGCTACCAGGCGGCGGTAAGGCCGGCTCACTCATCACCTGGGCGCGCAACAGGTTTTTCACCAGGCCCACGGCTCAGAAGACGCGCAAGCCTTACACACGCCGCGCGCCGGCCGGCGCCCAGGTGAACGGCGCTGCGGCCACCCCGGAGATCCTCACCTGCCCGTGTTGCCACGCTGAGTTTGTCATCCTGCGCCGTGGCCAAAGCGCGGCCGCGCGCAACACACTGGAGAGCGCCCTGGCAGCCGCCAACCGCATCAACCAATTTGCCGGCCTATGAACCGCGCGTATCGCATTCTCTCACGGCCACGTTCCAAGCTCTGGACGGTGGATGATTTCGAGGCCGTCATCCTGGCGGAGGTCGGCTTCAGCGTGGCCACCATAGCCGCCAAGAAACGGCTGAGCAAAGCCCAGGTCACTTACCGGATGAAACTGGCCGGCGTGAAGCTGCGCGATTATCGGGATGGCAAGTCACGCGTGGCCATCATGGTGCTATCCGCCTCGCGCAAGTACGCCACAGACCAGTTTGTGCACCAGGTGGAGGACCACACCAAAAAGCATTTGCAACAACTCGGTTGGACCAATGGCAAATGAAACACAACCCACCTGGTCCGTGCAGGTGATCTATTTCTTTGCCTCTGGCGAGTTCTACGGCCGCACGGTATTCCGTGGCACGGAAGCGGAGTGTGACGCGCACGGCGCGGCGCTCCTGGCGGAGTGCACAGGAGCGCACATGGTGAATTACCCCAAGTTCACCGAGGCACCGCTTACCCATTGGGAGATCAACGTGCATCACTCACTCAAACCACACAGCATTTGGAAAGTGGCCCCAGTAGGCCGAGGCTGAATCTATGAACCCGCAACAAACCAAAGAAATCGTGGACGCCGTGGTGAAGGAATTCTCAGACCAGGGCATGCTCATCGAGGGCGGCTGGAAAGCCTACGAGCTGCTCAGCCTGCAAAACACATCACCCATCCAACGCAGCGAATGCCGCAAAGCGTTCTTCCTGGGCGCGCAACATCTCTTCGCCAGTATCATGGGCGTACTTGAGCCTGACGCTGAGCCCACGGAGAAGGACCTGGAGCGTATGGATAAGATAGACGCG